GAAGTGGAACCTGAACCTTCGGACGGTTAAGTTTTCTATAGGCTTCATGGTGAAGCCCGGTGGTTCGTGGTGATGCACGATGTGCCGAACAATGACCTTGACGCCTGGGTGTTTGTCCTGCAGCGCCTTGACTGCCGCAATGTTCTTGTACGAGTCGTCAAAAAACTCGACCAGGTGTAGCCCCTCCTGTGAAATGCGGGCATCGATCCAATCTGCTTTGGCTTGAGGATCTGCAGACCCCAGTGCCTGGACTTCGATTCCTGGGAACCCTGCGTCGTTCAAAAATTGTTTGATCGGTGCTGGATTTCCACGGGCGGTCAGGATGACGACGCCGGCAGGTCCATGTTTTGCATATATGTTTCCCAAGATGCGCCCGGTCCAATGGATAGTTTGGGGATCAACGAGGCGTTCAAAGTCGCTGTAGTCAAAAATTTCATCAGGATTTGCAACATAGACGGCGAATTCACCTGGCGTCAACAAGAAATGTTTGCCTGTGACCTTGTTGTTGACGCCAACTTTAGACCCTGTTTTGACCAACGTATCGTCAAAATCGAACACACGGAGTCTCCGTGGACCTATTTCCTCGCAGAGGATGACCCGAATGCACTCTTTCAAGAGATTCATATCGGATCGCATGATTGATCTTATCATCCTGTTGGACGGTGTATTGTTTGCCTTTGGCATGGTACAATGTTCATAAATAGGAGCCATGATGATGAAGCCTCTAGTGATCGAATACCTGCGCTTGCACTCTTTGCGACAACTAGAAGACGACCACGGTGTCTGTTCGCGGTTGAGTGCTGGTGGTGATAAACTCAGCTTGAATTACGACCAAATCCTGGTGAAAAATGGCGACCTGATCGCGGAACAGTGCCGCGGCATGGTGATCCGACCGGCCAAACGATTGCCCGAAGACGATTGGAAGGACGCTCGTGTAGGTGAAGTGGAACTCTTGGCCTGGCCCATGAATCGATTTTATAATCACGGTGATCCCGCGGGGGCTATGATTGACTGGTCAGACCCGGGCCTGCGCGTCTACGAGAAGCTCGACGGGACTTGCATCATTGTCTATTGGGATCCCGCACAGGACCGGTGGCACGCTGCCACGCGAGGGGTGCCCGAGGCTGACTTGCCGATCCGTAAGGACGACCTGCAGATCGGTGACATGACGTTCTCAGGATTGTTTTTCAAGGCACTAATTGCCTCTCGCGAGGCGAGCTCTGGCCAGAAGCTAGGGTGGAATCCTGATGGATTCGATAAAGTTGTCCACCTCAATAAGGAACTGACTTACGTCTTCGAATTGACCAGTCCACACAACCGTGTCGTTGTCAAATACGATGAACCACGTGTTCACCTGTTGGCAGCGCGGCACACGGCCTCAGGCCGTGAGGTTTCAATTGAAGACTTGCGTTTGCAGCACGTGGGTCGGCCCCAAACGTGGGGCCTCCGTGAGCCGACAGCGCTAGTGACGTTCATTGACTGTGCCGATCCTGCTAAACTCGAAGGAGCAGTCGTTGTCGATTCTAAGTTCAATCGCTTGAAGATCAAAAACAAGGCCTGGGTCATGAGTTCACGGGCCAAAGACATGGTGACTGTGAGTCCACGGTCGGCCTTGGAATGCATCATCTTGGGCGAATTGGATGACGTGATACCGTTGGTCGAGAAAGACATCGGTGACAAGTTGTTGCACATTCAGGATTCTTTTCTGAAGTATTGCAAGAGCATCGATGCCAACGTGGCGCTGTTCCGTGAAGAAGCGGGAACATCACGGAAACGATTCGCTGAACAGGTGATGCTGTCAGGCGACTGGACGGCGCCTTACTTCAACCTCTGGGAAAATCGTTCGCGAAATGCCTTGGATTGGATCAGGAAGACGTACGAGGGCAGCAAGCTGTCGAACTCGAGCCTCGACGTCATTCTATCAAAATTGGACCGATTACCCCTCACCCGAGATTCATGAATTATTTCGTGGGTCTCGGGTGGGCCTCAAAGAGGCCTATCCAACCGTCACAAGAATGGTTACACTAGTTCTAGGTGGGCTGCAAATCGACGGCCTATCTATGAATAGAGGTCAGCCATGATCGTGATCGATTTGTTCGGTGAGGATGACGTGATCCAGATCAAACTGGAGAAAGACCTGGAAGAAGAAGCGCGCCGCGAGGCGCTCCGTAAACAGTTCTTTGAAGAACTAATGTGGCGTCAACCTCAGGTGCAGGTCATTCCCGTTGAACCTTAAAAATTACGTTCCCGCAATCCACGATGCAGCTACGGTAATGCCAGTGAGTGTACCTGCGCCGGCTCCAGTGTACTGTACTCCTGAAAAGTCTGGAAAGCCCACAACAATCCAGACTCTGTAAGTTGGCTGTGTAACAGGACCTGGATCATTACCACGCATAGCGTAGCAAGTGGCAGCCAAAGCACCTGTGGCTCCAGATCCTGGTGGAATATCGCCACGAATAGAGACAATAGCTAGTGTGGGATACGCTGTTAGACCATCACCCGAAAACGAAGAAAAGGCGGCTGTGGGTGTTCCCGTAACTATGTCACCGCTGAAATCGGCCATTACGCAGGTACCGATCCATTCCACTTGAATGCAATGTCGTTGATCACAATGTAATCTTTAGCACCGGCTGAAGCTACAGACACTGTATCTTTGAGTGCTCTAATGTTTACAACCCACTGCATCAAGCTTGACATCCCTTTACCACCCGTAGGACTCGCTTCTGTTGGTGTTCTTCCGTAGTAGATTGGTAGCAAGACATCGTTGCCATCAGCTGCATTTGGTCCAAGTACTGTAGCGACTTTGTTCTGGATAGCACCGCCGTTCAAAAACAGAGCAGCAGCACCCATCCTAACAAAGCCTTCACCAGCAAGGCCTTTCTTTAGCCAAGCCTGGATGTTGCTAGTACTAATGGCGGTGCCACCGCCCATATTTACGCTGCCCTGGAAGCCGTTGCCAGCCGAAGCTCCAGCGTAGATGCAATATGGATCAGTGTCAGCAGATGGGTACGTTCCAGTAATAAGTGGATCGAATACAAGTCCAGTCGTTGTAGCTGTACCACTCGCCGTCCACATCCAGAAGCCGTAAGGGCTGGCGCTATCAGCAGCACACGATGCGTTGTATGTAGCATCCGTGGTGAAGAACGAAGTAGAATACGTGGGTGTAGCGTTGGCAGACGCACCGAAAAATGTTCCAGCTAGTGCTTGACCATCCGTTGCCGTGGGGGCAGCCAACAGCCCTGCACCGATAGCGTTGTTGAGCGCCCCATTGAACCCCGCTGAATAGGAGTACCCGATGCGCCACGAGGTGTTAGTTGATCCTCTCTGAATCAGTATGTGTCGGTAGACCCCGTTGGCCAAGGGCATCTGGAGTACCGCCCAAGCCCCGTTGGCTGTCGGTGTAGCAGACCAGCGGTCGTTCAACGAGTCGTTGACCGTTTGCCCCGTCAGCAACGTACCTGTGCCCCCGGTGCAGCCTGTAAATGTAGTGGCGGTGGTTCCGGTGTACGTGACCGTCGTAACGGTCTGACCGATGATAACCTGAAACGTGCCGCTGGCTGCAAAGCCCGTAGTAGAGGCGACAGAGATTGTCGCCGTTGGTAGCGCGACGCTATTCGAAGCTGCCGCGATGCTCGTCATGTGCGAAAAACTCGTCCCATCGGATGACCCAGCAACGAGCCAGCCCTGCCCACCAGCAGTGCCCTGAGATGTGCTAGATCCCGTACCAGCCAGGAGCTTCTTCAGCTCGAACATGGTCTGAGGACCAGTGAATGCCGTGTTATTCGCGCTATAGGATAGTGACATGTTTCTCTCTTTTTCAGGTATTTCAGGTATAGGTGATAACGAATGCTGCCCACTCGACAGCAACACGGTCAGTTACGCTAGGAGATCCAGCAGAGAATCTAGCACGAACTTCGTACTTTCGTTTCGCATTCGGAATTACGCCAGATGCAACAGAACCTATCGTGATTGTCGCTGATTCCACTTCGGTGATAGTTGTAGACGTTGTTGTCAACGTAGCAATCGTGACATTGTCATCTACATCAAAGAGTGTAACCTCTCCAGTACCGATGGTTGTAAAGAACTGGGCTGCAAACAGAATAGTTCTAGTTACACCGCCGCCAGTAGCTTGAATCACAGCTGGGTTGAAAGAACAGCCACCAAGCGTTTCTATGCTAGATTGGCCAGTTGTTTGCAAACCAGTGATAAGAGGAAAAAGTCGTTGATCAGCAATCGCTCCAGATGAGCTAGCCGTCCAAGTCGGAACACCAGCCACTAGCTGTACCACGAATCCATTGGTCGTCGTACCCGCTACGTCGCCGGATATGAGCTGCGAACTCGCAGCATTGAGTATTCCTGCCGTCGTATGCACGAGACCCGTGCCCGTGGGGACGAACAACGTCCCGAGTTTCGTAAAGTCCGCCGAGCTCATGCTGCCGGCCGCCACACCAGATGCCGCGGAGATAGCAAACGTGCGATCTGCCGACAGATTACCTCCGCCCGTGATGGGGGCAGTGGTGTTGATCGCACGCGTGGTGCCGACAACCGTGGTGGCAGCACCAGGTGACACCGTGATCCCGATGTTCGGTGTCGCGCCGCCGGTTGACGTGATCGGTGCCGTAGCGCCCACCGACGTTACCGTACCGCCCGAGGACGCTGACCATTTAGGTACACCCGCAACCAATGTGACTACGTTTGAGTTGATTTGTGGACCGTCAACGTCATTTGCCAACAAATTTGATGCTGCTGAAACTAGTGATCCTGAAACACTGTGCCACAATCCGCTGCCTGTAACACTGTTTGCGACGGTTGATGAAAATACGTGCCAACTTCCACTTGACCATCCGATGATCAACAAACCGTAATTGGTGTTAATCGTTTTAGATGTTGCACCATCGATTGTCACTTTACCGATTGTTTGTACGACGATGTTCGTCGTCGCAGCAGTCCCAGAATTATCTTTGATGAAGTGCAACTGACCTTCTTTAGGATCAGTCGGTACTGTCAAGGTGATTTTGCTGGAGGCGCCCGCAGTTCCCTTAAAGACGTTTACACTAGTGTCGCTGCTTTTGATAGCAAGCACAGTGTTAGAAGCTGAATTACCGGTGTACGTTCCAACGTTGATGGAAAATCTACCAAACAACGAAAGATCAAACGGATCGTTTGACATACCCACTTGGATGTCGTGTGGAACCGCGATTTGCTCGATCTCGCCTGTATTATTGTTTTTGACGACAACAAAAAGCGATTGTGAAGTATCGTTTTTTATCGGCATGTTAGATCACAAGACAAATATGCTTTTATTGACAAACGTGAATAGAGGTCTGTTACGTGCGACGCCGTCAAAATATGGAAGGGACGATGTGGCCTCGGTGCTGAGGTTTTGAGACCATGTGTTAATAGGATCTGTCAATTTGCCGTTGTTATCGATGAACGTGACATGGATCGGCGAGTTCTGAACGCCGGCCGATCCGTCGGGCGTATCAACGGGTTGAAAGAACTTGGTATATGGACGTTGTTCTAGCATATCGCGCAATTGTCCGTATTTACCACGGCGCCAGTATGCTTTGCTGAACTCAGGCAGTCCGTTAGAGACGCCATAGCGCCAACCGCGGATGATGGGCCCGACGGAATACCGAAATTCGTCGGAGACATTGTTGTCAGCATTTCGGAATTCTGGGCTGTGATTCCAACCTAGCCTTTCTTTGGTCGTGAAGGCTCCTCCGTATATCATACACGTGTTTGCGTCACCGAAACCGTACATACACTTGATGGTGTCGACAGTCGAGGCACTTGATGTCAGAAACAACGGTGACGTACTGTTCAAGTTAACATCGCTTAGGACTTCAAATGTCGGCTCAGAGCCTGGAAACAAGTTTATCAGATCGTCTTTTACAAACCCAACAAATCTGGGCATGATGTAGGTGAGCGCAACTGACTGTGGGAGCGTTGATAGCGTAGGGCCTGCCAGATCGTACAGGCTGTCTGCCACAAAAGATTTTTCAACTGACGTCAATCGCGGTACTGCAGAATACGTCGGTTCGAAAGGATATGACCAGGTCCAGGTACCGTTGTACGCTGGTATAACGCTTGGAACAAGAGTGTTCCAATATGCCAACTGATAATTGAACCAGACATAACCCACAGCCGCATTGCTGATGACGCGTGTAGAATCAATGGTCGATGTTGAGAGATCCTCAACAAAGAGGCCAATTCCTGATGAGGCCCTAAGACAATCGTTCAGCGCCGGCATCATGGAATCATAATAGCGTTCCAGTGACGACACGTGAGATGTCACACGCTGTTCACCGACACGTTCGAACCACGGTTGCAACCTGAATGCTTTCGAGTGATTATTTTTGACCTCGGCGCCGGCGGGATTTGAATCTGGTGGATCTTGTGAACGAGCCTGTAGCTTGCTGAAGACGCGGCCGCGGTTGCCAGCTATGAGAATTTTTGAACCAAAAGCCGAGAACACTGTCACTAGACTACCAGTGATGTAATCATCAGATGATGTCCCGTAATATGCGTCTCGATATTCAACCTCGTATTGATCGAGCGTTGGTGGAGGATTTGATCCCACCAACTCATGGATTGCATCGGATGCCAGTGGCTGGTTCAGTGTATCGTGGTACTCACGGTCTTCGATCAACATGCTACCGTACAGCGTCATCTTGATGCTGCCTGTGGCCAGTGTCACATTGTGACGCAAAGACGCTGTGAAATGATCAAGCACGGCATTGGTGAAAGGATCAGATCCATTTGAATACACAGTCGGTCTCATTTTAGAGATCGCTAGCGTCAATTTGTCGCCTGGCATCACCAGGTACGGTGACGGATACTGTGCTGACACAGGAATAGCGCTGACTGCGAGCGCTCGAAATACTGGGTCATTTAGCGCTGCCTTGAGGTTTGCGGGAAATGAATCAAAACTCGAAGACGCAAACAACGGACTTGCGAACGTTCCGTCTTTTTGAACTTTCTGAGTGGTGACAAATTCTTTGCCAAAAACTGAACGTCCAGATGGATTAAATGATTTGGCCGACCTGCCAAATGTGTCGATGTCTTTGACAAAATTACGAATGATGATGCCACCGACGGAGATCGGTATGTCTTCAATGCGGATGTATTTTTGATTCAAAAGTTGAATGGCTTGAAGTCGATTATTTTCTATGTTGTTCGACGCCATCGATGCGAACAATCCTACTGTAACACCGTTTGAAACTCCTGCGACACACGGGACAGTCACAGATCCAGTGAAATTAGTACCAATACCGGGAGCAACTACTGCGGCTGGTGTTGATCCATAGCTGACAAATCCTTCAGGCGAAAAGACCCAAAGTATTGATCCTGGTGCAGTTGTGGTAGTCACAGATGCTTTGATATTGCCGTAATTGTCACCTATCGGGATGATGCTTCCAGTCAAAATCAGATCACGGTACGTATTTGGGCCGGCCGCGACTTGATTAAACAATGAAACTGTGATTGCTGGGCCCGCAGTATCGAGGACTAGTCCACTACTTGCGCCAACGAAGCCTGCGCCGACGCCGGCGCCCCCTGTGTACGCAAAAGGTATACCTGTCGTCGTCCTGTCTTGAAACCAACCATCACCCATGGTGAATGGAATCTCAAATACGACTTTTTCAATCAAAAATGGGTGATTGATGGGCAATTCAAACTGTTCATCGGATGCTGCAATGTATTCTGGATTATTTTGAACGCTTTTTGAGAAGTACCGCGTCAACAACGTTGACATCACTGATGTTTTAAACGGCTGTTTCTGACCAATACCTGGGTCAGATTGCCACTGTGGTCCTGTAGGAGTTCCTGGTGCTGATCCTGATGAAATGACATTGCCCAGGGCGCCAAAACCACGAGCGTCTTCAAAAAAAGAAATAGTCTGGATTGAACTAAGAGGATCCATCAAGTCTTTTTTGGCCTGTTGAGGCACAAAGAAACCACGTGAGGTCTTGTTGTAGTGATAAATGCTCGACGTTACGTCAAACATCTGGGTCGGAAAATTGACCGGAAATTCAAGCCTGATCTGTGTCTTGTCGCGGAGAGGCTGTGACAGTCCGTCTCCAAATTGATCAATGTTTGAACCTACGCTGAAAAAATCGTTGACCTCGTTGTTTTGGTCTGGACGATTGTGCTCACTGAACGGTGTCACGTACGTCGTGGGAACATTTCCTACAAAATCATCGATGAGGTTCTGGACAATGCTGGCAGTCAGTTCAAAGTCACCTGCGAACAAGTCTTGTCTGTCGACGATGCCGTCCTCAGATCCAGCATAAAATCGAGGAATCGTCGTGGGATAGTTGACAACTGTTCCGGATACAAAATTAATGCTGCGACGATCGTCAAAAGTCGATAGACGTGTTCCAAGCCTATCAACGTCTCCAGTACGAGCGTGAAGTGGCATTGAAATTTTAGAATCCCGCGAGCGCAGTTCACTGCGAGCCAAAATTTTACGACGTTGAACTGGGGGTTGCAGCGTCATAACGCAACCTTCTGAATTCAATCCTGGCCAGTGTGTGCTAGGTTGTAGATTGACCGTAAAAGGTACTGGATCGTAGACTGCTCCGGCAATTGAATTGTCTGAATACGTTGCCGTGTACTCTGACCCACCGTACTTGTAATTTTGTCGTTCACCGTCGCGGTAACCCAGGCCCACCGACATGTCACGGAAACGCCAGTTAACTGAAGGATCGTTATTGAGAAAAATGCCTACTGTGGCACTTTCATAAATGGGATCACTCAGCTTGATTCCAGTCCTCGGCGTGTATCGATATTCAATCGTTCCATTCTCATACAACACAACATCAAATTTCAAGACAGAAGCTGTAGGTGCCGCGGCATTACCACTGAGAGAAAACCACCTGACAATCAAGCAACGACGACCAGAAGCATCAGTAGTATTGGCATATTTGATGCCATATTCCACAGGATTGTACTGTACTGGAGGTACATCAAGACCGTGGTTGATTCGTATTTGATCTTGCAAAACAGGTACACCAAAGGTAGCACCGACGGTGGCAAGATTATTGAACATGTTGCGAAGGTCATCAAACCATGGACACAACAAGACGTGATTTAGACTAAATGAGTTCAGAATAGAATCATTGATGTAGCCGACAGTCATCACGTGACCCGTGCTAAATGAGCCGAAAGCCGGATCGACGAGTGCCATCCAGCCGCTAGGATTGGCGACGAAATTTTTGTAAGGCCGGCCATCAAAGTTAAAATCAAAACCAATCGGAATGATGCTTGTGTTAGAAGCGCCGAGCGCGCCCGAGGCTCCACCTGGGCCCGGTGCCTGGGTCATTGCAGTTGACGCAATTGGAAACAAGCCGACGTTTGAAGAGACGACTTTTGTAAAGACGTAATTTTCGAATCGTCGTGGAGGAGCAGCGCGGGAAAGTTTTGATGATGGCATCAGTGGGTCATGCCTCCGAAGGCAAGCGAGTCGGTACCTATCCCCGCGACAGTATCATAATCCCATCCTGAAGTTGATGATTTCTGTTTGAATGAAATGTAATTGTCTGTCGATCCTGACATCAGTGCTAGTGCAGTGTCCATGTCGGTGCCGCGTGAAGTGTACACGACATTTCGAGGATCACGGGCATCAATGAACGGCTTGAGGTGTGATCTTGAAAATTGAAAGAAGCCATTTGTTGGCGTCGCATTAATCATGTCGACCATGTCAAGGTAACCGATGAACTGGGGTTGTGGATCAAATTCATTGACGGTCTCTACTAGAGCCGCGGCCCTGTGTGAATCGACAGTGCTTCCCATCAAAGCACCCCAGACTGAATGAGACTCAAAAGGCGTGTCAATGCTGTGAAAACCTGCGACCGAGCGAATCGCCAAGAATTCAATGACGCCATCGAGTGAAATATTTCCAATCTGGTCGTTGTCTCCGATGATGATCGGAAACGTCAAGATTTGTTCGCCGGTGAGCCCCGTAATGGCTTCACCTTCCAAAAATTTGACAGGATTGAAGTAATCGAGATCCTGAAAATTGGCTTCCGGGCGTATTGATCGATCCATTCCAAGTCGATTCTTACGCAGCACGTGGCCAGGCTCGCCAGCATGAATTTTGGTCATGCCAGCGTCAAAGTGCTTGAATCTCGTCAGTTCAACGCCTTGGCGGTATGGGTCTACGCGAGTCGTATCGATGCTACCTGTGATGACACCTTTGGCAATGGGCCGGTATATGATCGGACCTTCATCGAAAAAGGTAGAATCATCATGGAAGATATTTTGAAAGAAATCCTTGATCTCTGAGTTAGCCATGTGTCAGTACTTCCTCGCAGAACCTTCGATGAATTGTGTCAATAGCACGCTGCGAATGCGACTGCGTGTTTCTTCACCGAGGTAAATCTCTACGTTGAGATTTTCAAATTTGCTGCGCTCGAGCATGTGAGATTCAACGACAAAATTGGTTCCCTTGAACCGAGTCTTACGTGGAATCAACTGCTCAATGAACGTACCGAGCGACTTGTCGAACCACCTGAAGAACTCAAAAAAATCTTGGTAATTTATCCTCCGTGAGATGCGATTGAAATACACGTCACGGATTCTTTCTATGTCTGGATAGTCGGGTGAAAACATCAACTCAGGAGCACCCAAAGCATTGTCAATTGCATCAAAAGTTGAAAACAGGTTGACAATGTCACGGTTCAACGAGTCGATCAATGAAAATTCGATGCTGAGTCGTGTATCGTCTGTCGGGCGTTCTGATCTCCTGATTTCGTGCAACGGTGCGACCGAGGCCCACGGCGTAGCATCGACCAGATCTTGATTGAGATAACTGCGAATGCGAACTTTTTCAGAATTGGATGCTTCATCAAAGTACGGTGACAGGTACGAATAATCAAAGATCTCGCCGACGATTGATTTGACGACTAGCGGGAATCCGCTTCCTGTCATGTGATTTCCATTGAGACTGAAGTCAAGAAAGTTCAATGATCCCACAGGTCCCAACGATGCAGTAGCGTTGGCAACCCTTTCGGCTTGTTTAGTCAAGGTATCTAGACGAATTTTACCCCACGAGCCTGAGGCTGCAGTGACAAAATTGTAGTGAACTAGCGGATCTTCTACGCCAGTCGACTTAAAATTCCTCACGTGTTCGCGCCATTCCGTTTCAGACAAGGCCTTAGACCAGAACCTGAGGTTGGAACTCCTCCCGGTAAATGCCGTAACTCGTGCCTCGGCAGGGGCCTCAAGAGTATTGTTCAAAAATAGGAAGCTAGATACACTGCCTGAATTAGTGAGTTGATTTTCTCCCAAGGCTAGGAAGCTGCCCGACGGACTCTCAAGTGAAGACGTGCGGAAAGAGTTTGTCTCACTGTTGGGCGTTTCATAAAAGAACGATGAAGTCGAAGATATCCACGTGATCTCGCCGACATTTTGTGTGGCTACACGGAGAAAATAACTCGATGAGACAACCGAGTTGACCTCATCATTGCGTTGACACCCGAACGACACCGACCACCGATCAGAATCAAAGATTCCTGGCCGCGGCAGGTACACCTGCATCTTGAGTAGCGGCGAGGTCGAAGAGTTTCCCGGCCTGACGTACAACATCACTTTGGGATCGAGCGATGAAGAGACAGCCAACAAATTAGCGACAAATTGGGTACCGTTCGATCCTGTGACACACAGACGGCCCAAGCTCTGTGTTGTCGATGTCATTTGTTTGACATTGATTGGTGTAAATTTGTAAATTCCTTCGACGGTCCATGACCCTGAGGTCAACAACCCGTCAGAGCGTGCATTTGATATCCCGTGTGGTGGGTACTCATGTTGTGAAATCATGGTCCCTTGCGGCGATGGAAAACCTACCTCAACACGGGAAGCCGACAAGAATGGAGTCACAGCCAAAGAAGAAGTGACAAATTCGACCATGGCTCCCGTACTGATTCTTTTTTCACGGGAAAATGATAGCTGCCGCGACGTGGGTCCACCGAACTCACGGATTCTCAAAGAATTGTCAGGATCAATGCCGACAGCGCGCAAGAATGACTTGATCGCGTGTTGAGTACCCTTTGAGCGGACTACGTCGGGCATGTTGATCAAGACGCGTCGCAAGAGTTCGTTCTGAACTTCACGCAGTGGAAATGCTGATGTAGCAATTTCAAGTCCCACGTTTTCAGCATTGACGTATTGATCAATTGTCGAACCGTTGAAGAGGGGAGGTAGGTGAAACCCATATGACTTGACAAGATCGTACAAGAAATTATTGGGAGAATTGTCTGTTCTCGCGTAGTCCAAATATTTCAGTGTACTGAATGCATCGAGGTACAACTTGATCTCGTCAAAAAAGCGTGCCCAAATGTAGAGAAATGAAACGATGATTTGAGGCGAGGTCATATGCCCCTGGCCTGGGATTCCAGTTCCTCCATATGGATCTTGGCCTAGGTCATCGTGTTCTTTGGTTCCATCCTGTGATGCACCGTCACGGAGATAGTGCTGTGGCACCAATCGCGTGATCAAGTTAGGATTTGCAATGTCATATGCTGAAGCTGAAGCTAGCAATTTCGTGTTGAGACTTACTGTGGCTGGGAACGCTGGAAACAACACTGCTAGCGTCTCAGGTTTTTCATATATCATCAATGACGTTGCATCCTGTGATGCATCTTGTCGCAAGGTCCCTGTGAAATTATTGATCAGTGCATGTAGTGAGTTGCCTGAGCTGTCGAGAACAATGGCATTGACTGAATCGCTCAAATTAGGCGTCAACGGCGGAGGCGGTTCATTGAAACGGTAGTAGAGTCGCAACTCGGGCGTTGCGTAAATTGCTTTTTTAGCAAACAGTTCTTGCTGGTGCACACTACGAGGTGAATGAAAAATGCGGACTTCATCGAGACTGCCTGAAAACGTTTGTGTGGGAAGTATGTCACCCGACGTCAGTGACAACAATGTGCCAGTGCCGAACAAGATGTTAGAAGAATCAATGTCAAGTTCACCAATGTCATTGTTGACCTTTGACCGGCCGGCCAACACTTCATTGACGTATAGATCAACATAGTGTACACCCGTCTCTCTGTTCAACACTGCACAAACGTGATTGAATCTACCTTTGGTCAATGCGCCCGCAGCCGTGATCGAAGTCGACCCTGAGACAAAAGTAAACCGTGTTTCAACTGATGACGTCGTAGCATTAGGAACCAAGTACAACGACATACCTTGCAGACTGCCTGACAATTTTTGAAAGACGACTTGTGTATCATTGCTTTGGGCCGGAACAAAGACATGGGCCTCGAGAGTGAACGATACGCCATCTTTAGGATTGACGATCGATTCACCTGTTTTGTTTTTGGAAATTTCTGGATACAAGGCACCAGCGTGGTCTTTGACTTTGATCCACGTGCCCAATGTTCCATCGGTGTCTTCACCAATTTGTGTGCCTGAAAACAGCAGTTGTCCCTTGAACCTCGGAAAATTGTCGAACACCCAACGATCAAACCCTGTCAATTTTTCAAAGAAAGCTTCGATCTCAGCCCGTGAGCCATCAAATGGATATCCATTGATGATCTGATCAAATGATAGGTTGACTTTGGCCTCGGCCGAAGAAAAGAAAGTGTGATTCTCAAATTTCGACCAGTCAACGTTAAGCTGTTGGGAATTCTTGAGTCCGACCCCACCCGCGTCGTACAAAAATGACGACGTACTCGAGATGTTGGTGTGCTTCACCTCGCTGAAACTCAGTTCGATGGGTTTAACGTCTGACAGCGCTGATTTCAGAAAAGAAGGAATGTAAGGTGAAGTAGAGACCGCCATCGAGCATTTCCAATCTTATTGTGCAGCAACAACTTTGAAAACAGGAGAGGCCGCGAAATAGTACTGTGGGGCACCGCCGACCAACAACATGATGTCAATGAGATAGCTACGATCAATGACAAGGTTCGACATGTCGAGCGAAAAGAACATACCGTCAGAATCACTCGACAGCCGTGTTGATCCTCGGGAAGAATCAAATGGAATGATTGCAGTATCATTGTCAACGTCTCTGATCCGATAAAATGCGTCAGTCGCCAGGCCTTGCAAAGTTCCTGGAGAATTTACTGGAGTTCGAGTGACTGTGACCAACGGCGACGTGTGATCGAACACATTGACCCTGATGGTCGGTGATTCATCTGCACTGTGTTGAACATTGAGACCAGTGACTGTGACAACAAAACGCCGCGGAGAAAGACTAGTCGATCCACGTAGAGGACGACTGACGGTGACCTGTGATCCAGTCAAGAAAGTTCCCGCGCCGTTCAAAGATCCCCAGATGGGAGTAAATTTAAGAACGCTACCTGATGATTGTAGTGCCGCGGCAATGACAGGATTGCTCGACGATAGGTACACCGATGCCGAGTATACGCCGACGACAGGGTTAATTCCACTATAGTGTTGGCTACCGGTAAAGGCGGTCTCAAAGAAGCCTCCTGACACCGCTAGTCGCATCTTCAAAGCGATGCAATTGCTACCTGTCACGGACAGATTTGCGGGTGCCCCATGGTCATAACTGAACAAGAAAAGCGTCTCGTTAGAATCCAGCGTCATGCCCTGTGATGAGTCGCGGATTGAATCATCGAAACCCACCACCAACCGAGGATGTTTGGTCTCGTTGTATGCATGCCGCGAACCAAAACGTTTGACGAAGTACGTTTGTTTGTTAGTCTCAGCAGCTGGAGTCAAGGCGATCCGAAACCCAGAATCAGGGATAGACCCCGTCAACAAAGCAACCATGGCTGCAGTGATGTCAACGTCTAGGTCTTCTTCACCGGTGACAAAGAACTGTGATGTTGCAACAGACCCTGTGAAGTAATCACACGAACTGCCGACAGATCCTGATTGGTTACATCCTGACAACAACCATGGAATTCCTGAGGAGGCAGTCAAGAAATTTGCCACGTCATAGTCACTGCAATAAACGACATCTTTGCCGTGGCCTTCATCAAACGACTTCGATAGTGGCGCCACAGTGACAGTGAAATTGTCTGGGTTGGCCTGGCCACCGTAGACATCGTGCAATTGCAAGTGGGCCCAAAAACTGCCGTTGGTGAAGTCGATTTTGCCAGCGGTGACCAGTGATTTCAATTGCGTCAAATCAAAGTGAACCAGCAACCGCGACAGTTCAATGTTGGGCAAAGTACCGCTGCTGGTGGCACCATACAACTTGAAGAGGTTGAGTGATCCTGCGATGCCAAAATTTGAACCTGACGATCTGACAGACCTGATGACCTTGTCAGTGATGTACGTGTCCTTGTCAACATGAAAGACTTTGAACATCAGATTGCCCTTCCTACAATGTCGACTTCTGGATAACGAATTTCAAAGATTCCACCCTCAGGTGCCAACAAGATGCCCTGTTTGATGTTGATGTCGACATCAAATGTATCGTTGCTGTACGTTCGATTGTTGACAGTCCCGGTGATGTTTCTGAATCTCACCTGATCGAGGCTGATGATACCTTGTATTGAGAAGATCGCGTTTCTGACTTCTGACACGATGATGGGCTGGTTGATGTGATAGTTTTTGATGTTGAACGTTGTCTGTAGCTTGGTCAACACATTTTGCAAAACGACGCTACGGTTCAATGCTGGATCGACGACGACTTCAAAAGTCAACGTCAGATTGATGACACGAGCATCGAGCACGTCGATGGCATCTGAGATCATGCGGTACGGATTGAGGTACTTGATCAAGTTTTGCTTCAATGTATCGGGTGAAGTTATCAACTTCTGGTCAGTCGACCGTGAGACAATGAACAACTGTGTTGCCAGCGGGTTGTTGTCGTTTGACCTGATAGCCGCCCGAAAGACGCGGCCAAAATTTGAAGGAATGGTGTAGACCCGTGCTAGCATGTCTTCACGGGTGACAATTCTTTCTTGAGAGTTACGGATCGACGGGATCAGTGCCTTGAGATCGTCTGATGAAGGCGCGTCCTCGCCTCCGGCGGCCTGGATCTGGTTGCTGACCTCCATCGTATTACGAACAATTGCCCCGAATCCAGCCGGGGGATTGCCAGGAAAAAAGATGTTCAAGACAACAATATTGCGAATGCTCCCGGGTGGAACATTGTGGTTCAGACCTCCCCCATAACGATATGTGACACTGACTGACGTGTTTGCTGCAGCTACACCAAGGGTGTTAGTTTGTAGCAATTGTTGCGGATTGACTGCAATCCTTGAAAATGTCTTGGAGTATGGGAACGTGATAGCAAACTCTGATGGGTCTGGGATGATGTCGTCCTCAAGGCTATCGGCAGAACCTCCACCGAACGTCAGCGTCGTCTTGCGAGTACCGAGGTCAACATCGCTCTTGTAACGATAAGGTGCCGGAATGACTTTCAAGGCTTCAGGTACCAAATCGTTGTCTTTGGCCGTGTTGATCACGTTGCGGTATACCACATCGTGTGTCAAGGCATTGACTTCATAGTAAATGTTACCGAATCCATCAATAACGTTAACAACGTCTGTGACGTTGCCATTGCCCAATGTCAACTGTCTAAAAGGCACAAACGTTGAACCGATGTTGAACGTGTCGGTAGTTTCTTTTCCTGAGACACACAGGCCGGCGCGCGCCATGATAAATGTCTTTGGTGTCCCATCGGGAGCTTTGGTTCCCACTTTGACCTGTGCAACGAATGAACCATCTGAACGACGGTCATTGAAATCGACCTCTTCGATCAGGATGAATTCAGTGCCATTGTCAGCGGCAAAGATGCTGCCAGGCAACACGTGAGGAATACAATCTGTCCGCGGACCCAAAGTGTTGCTATTGGGTTGCAAGGCTGCAGGTACTTGAATGAAGATCGTTTCTGGAACAACTGCGGGTGAGGAGCCGACGATCGGCACGCCGGTGGTACGCAGGTGACGCTGAATGTTATTTGTTTCGACGGCTGTTTCGGGATTGAGCTCTGAGTACTGGTGATCAAGGTAGAACGACATGTTGTCGCCCACGTAGGCCGCCATATCGAGAAACAAGCCACCCAGTGATGCTTCAGAGAAGTCACGGAGGCGATCGGGATAATAAAGTTTAGCATATTCAAGCAGTTGGAACCGCATGCCGTCAAAATCTTTTGACAGATATTTCCGTTGACGTACGGGTACAATGTCGTCTTTTTTAAGTGCCATGGTTCACCGTCAGCTGTAAGTATCGTGTCCCAACACGTGGGATCCACTTCACATGGCGTAGAGGCTGATCTCTAGCTGTTGATTCGTCAAATTCAGCACCGGTATGCTGTAGGTGACTGTGATGTTGATGTGGGCCAGGTTTTTATTGTCGGTCCTGTCCGACGTGGAGACGTAGTTCTCAAGAGAAACGTAGGGCATCCACCTCGTCACAGCTCCTGAGATCCTATCGATGGCCTTACCATCGAAGTTTTCAGTCGAGACGAATTCTGACATCAGCGGGCGGAGGTTGGCACCGAAATCGTACAATCCCAAGCGTTCACCCCAGTTGGTCTGTAGCAGGTTACGCAGGTTGTCTTTCACAGAGTCGACCAAGTTGTTGTAGGTGACCAAGATCTCAGTCCCTTCACCGTAGTTGAGGCGCAGAGGCGTCTTGATGCCGATCGGCGTGGCAGAGACCTGCAACGTCTCAATCAACTGTTGTTCTTGCGTCTTGCCTGAACTTTTGAAGCTAAAATTTCCCATATTTTGTCTCACGCGGGTACTGGCAAGAATTGATCAGGGTCCTGAGGATCATTGTTGTCTGCAAGATTTTCTTTGATCGTCCTGGGCTCTTGAGTAGGATCTGGTTCCTTGGCTTTTTCACCCACAGGATCATCTGGGCTACCTCCACAGAGTTTTTCACCGTCAAAGATCCACAGGACCTTGCGCCCGCCCATCAAAATGTGACCCGTTCCCGACTCACGGTAGATCCCGTAAGGTTGTTCGTTCCAAGGCGTTCCCTTTGTGATGTTAGCACCGTCTTGGTACGTATTCTTTCGGATCGCAGTCGGAGCGCCGCCTGGCGCCGCCGGGGGTTTTGTATTTCCTGGGTCAGTTTGACCGCCTTCGTACGTTGTCAAGTTGAGGCTGCCATTACCTGGATAGTCTTCACCGACTAGGATCCCGTGCTCTTTTCCGTTCGCGCCTGGTTTATAGACGATGATAACGTCGCCGCGCTTCATCGGAGGCAAATCGTCTTTTACGGGGTTTGTGGCACCATTAACGATGATGGAACCAGGAATTTCTTCTTCTCTTTGTTTGGCAGCCTCGACAATGCCCGACAGGCCGGTTCCAACGCGGTATTCATCTTGAAAAAAATCATAATAGATGACAATCTTAGGGTCTGGATTCTTGTACCTTGACAGCTGTTTTTGTCCATTTTTTGCAATGTTTCCATGGGCTCCGCCTGCCGCGAGGGCCACGCGCAAAAACATGCCGCATGAGGACTGGACTGAGCACTTGAATTTTGCAGCCGCAACTCCTATGGCACGTGGATCAAAAGCTGGGTCATTTTTATTTTTGGGATCTGCTGATTCTGTGGGCAACAATTTTTGAATGTAAAGATCATCGCCGTCGCTCCATGCGTGACCATTTCCATTGATACTTTCGTCAATGCAATCTTGCGCAAATTTGATGATTTTATCGCGAATTATGCTGTCGTCAGGTTCACCTGGTTGAGGTGGTGGCTCATAACCCTGTTTTTTCCCGATTCCTCCCGTGAGACCAGCTGGAGCCGATCCAAGTGATGTGCCTATCGCGGCGATGAATGCCATCTCAACGATCCTATGTGTCAAGACCTTGAGCGCAACGATTTCAGTGAGTGACTCAGGTCCTGTGACGCTAAACAACTTGGAATCAAACGCTAGTTTGCAGATCAACTTGAAAAGATCAGGTAGATTGGGTATCTTGAGTGCAAAGTTTGGAATTTTCAACACAAGACTAAGCACAAAATCAGGAATCTTTGGCAGAGTTAGGCTGATCAATTCAATAAAACGAAGATCAAAATTGAACTTAGGCAACTTTGGAATTTGAGGCAAAGGCAAACTCGGAAACAGGAGTGCTAGTTTCGGAGGTTTGAGGTTCAATTTAAGTGCCAGTCCAGGCAAGTTTGGAATCAAAATAGAAATGAACGGAAACTTAATGTTAGGCAGTTTAAGTTTTAGATTAAATGCAATTGATATGGGACAGCAAATGGGCAAAAACTTGTAACCGCCCGGCAGGTCCAACATTTGGGCGAACTTTGCGTACAACCCGTCCTTACCCAGGATGTTCTCGTGAAAATCAGGAAATTTAGCCTCGTCTTCCAATGGAAACAGGTCAGCAAACTCAAAAGGTGGCACGTCTGGACCACATGGAAACGCAGGAGGCACGGGCAACCCCGCAGTGCCAAACTTCAGTTCTTCTTTGACGTCTTTGATGAACTTGTCTTTGGCTCTCTTGGTCAGTTCACCGCTCTGATCTGATTTCAAGATCCCTGCGTCGGTCTGACAATTTCCTACTGTTCCTGGTGTTGACATGATGTAATTTCACAAGAATTTTGTTTGCAAATTTTCCCAACCCGGGACTCAATCCAGGTCCATTATTTCCACCTTCGGGCTTCGCGCCGGCAAAGAATCCTCCCATAGTGGTGACCAGCGGTGAGCCTGAAACACCGCCATTCTCTGCTGTGACAGGGGCATCACTGCATACCAAGCCTTTGTCCGCATCGTCGCCGCCCAACTTGATGTACCCGAGTTTGGACGGTCTAAAAATGATATCGCCGTTGCTGCGAATGACAATTGCAGCAAATTTATCGGGATCATCCAACGCCTTGACGTTGCCTTTGGCATCAGTCTCGTACCCCGAGACCAAAATTTCCACGTCTGCACGAGCAATAATTCTGACCTTGTCTGACTTGATGACGATGGCACCGGAGCCCGCAGATGGGTCTTTGACTGCCGACCCGGGCTTGCCTTTACCGTCTGGAAACTTGTCAGTGTTGAACGAATCGAGACCCAAATTGGCATCGACCATCGTCCTCTGGACGATCATCACCCGTGATCGATCAGTCTTCCAGTCGGGATTGCCTTCTTTGTCTGATATTTCGGTGCCGCTCTTGCCAAGTTCTTTATTGAATTCAGATTTATCGAGCTTTTTGGAGGTGACTTCCTTGCCTCCCGTGTCGTCTGTTTGACCGCGACCAGCGACTAGGTCGATCATGCCAGCATTGCCGTCCATGTCAGCATCAAATTTGCCAGGCTTCACTCCCTTGGCAGGATCTGGCGACGCCGACAAGTCAGCCGCAGCACCAGTACGGTCAGTTCCTAGGACAATCAAAGTATTGTTGCTGCCCTCGAAAGCCAGGTCTCCGGGCCTCTTGCGGTATCTCGGGACCTTTTCGTATTTCATCAATTGGCTACTGTCGGTCTCAGTCAACAGTTTTTCGTAGGCCCCCTCGTCGTCTCCGGGGATGACAATTGACTCTGCAATCGTGAAACGTTCGCCGTCGGCCTTATCACGTTGTCCGTTAGCAAATTCATAGACTGCATCAGCGGTGTCAGTGAATAGGTCCTTGAGATTAGGAACAAAACTTGACTCATAGGCCCTAGGAGCATGGGTGTGGTTGACGTCATCTACATGGCCTACTTCTGTGATCTTGCAAAACCAGTAACCGATGTTGGTGTCAACGATGCCCGGTGCTTCAAACATGACCCACACGTGTTCACCGGGCTTACAGGGCATCGCCAGGTGTGACGGAAAAAACGGAAACAAAAACATGGGTTCTTCAGAAGAAGTCGATGTACCATCAATGATTCGTTGACCGATGATTGTGTTCCTTGGCAAGGCCAAAGCGAATTCCATGTTTGAGACGCCCAGGGCATTTTCCCAATAGTTGTACTTCGTCAGGTCAACGTAGGCTACTGTGGGATCAAAGACGGTTTCTAGCACCACGTACCGATAAAAGACGGGCAGCGGTCCTTTAGTCCCGCTGTCGTATTTAGCACGTTCCCTGAGGATCCTGTCAGCAGAACCCTCAGCTGCGTGTTTATCGATCTTTTCATAACCCATGACGGTACCTAAGGTTGATAACACGCGATCAGTCTTTGTTTATGCGTTTATACATGTCGTCAGGGTCAATTTCTTCATTACCTTTTTCGGCGCGAGCGATCAACTCAGCCAGTTTGATCAGCTGATCATTGGCCTTGCTCATCCGTTCAATGTAGGTAGCAATGGTCTTCCCATGGACTGCGTGTTCAGAACTCTTGTCTTTGACAATTTTAACGAGTTGGCTGAACATTGCATATGAATTCTGCCGATCAGAGATCGAATTCTCATAAATTTCTAGCCAAAGTTTCCTCTTCTTGTCATTCAGTGATTCAATCTGATTGAGCAAGCCCCCGAAATCCTTGATGCGTTCTTCGATGTCACGGTCTTGAATTACTACGATGTTGCCTGTGTCGTCGTCTTCCATAATTCACCACAGCTTAAATTTGGGATCAACTTTGAGTTTCTTATAGTGGCGCTTCACCATCTGCATCGTCGTCGTCAACTGTTTTGGACTCAACCCTGACAGCTCACGCATGTAGAGCAGGATGGCGCTCTTGTTGAGCAGGTCGACGTCATCAACATTTTCAAAGATGGTGATGATAGAATTGATGCACGCCAGTTCATTTTCTGTCTTCACTTTGCTCCGAATTTCATAGAGCAACTTGAGCACGTTGCCTGGCAACGATTCATTTTCGAGCAATGTTTCTGCTGACGGGACAATGCAGTACTCTTCGACAATTTTCGATTCCAGAGAATTGAGTGCATCTGGATCATCGAGCGAGACAGAACGCTTGACACGGAGGGCCTTTTGTTTTGTCTTGATGATCAACCAATTTTTGGCGACAACGTTGAAATATGAAAAAGCATTCGTGCCACGATTTCCATCAAACTTGTGAATCGTTTCGAACAAGAAATTGACACAGTCATTTTTGAGATCGTCGTACGTATCATGAAGTGACGTGAACTTGTGAATGTTGATCAAGTTTTCCGTCAACTTCTCGAACGCCGGCGCGATCTCTTTGACATAGAGACGTTCACGTTCTTTTCGAGCGTCAGCCTTTTGATAGGCACAGATCGCCGCCTGGGTGTTGGCATTAAAGTACATGCGGGCTGCCTTTTTCTTTGCAGCCTCCTCATCGGCCAGTCTTTTTGTTTCAGCGCGGAGCGCTTCTTCTTCAGGTGACAACTGCACTTCTTCAACTGGCGGTGCAGGTACCTTCTTTTTTCTCGATGCCATTCTTACTCATTGACCTTCCTCGTCGTCCTGGAGAGGATCGACGATCAAATTGGCAACGAGCAATATGGCATCTCGCGAGCCTTGAAGGTCTGCGACGAGTTCTCGGATTACCGGTTCGTCGCTCATTACCTCAAGTTCAGCTCGCGATACCGCGCGTTGATAAAACGTGTTCAACACGTCAAGTGATTGATCTACCTGATCTCTGATCTCTTCCATCTTGTCGGCATAACTCAAGTTAAGCCTGAGGCTCCAAACAAGACCGATCACGAGACACAGACACAACAGTGCTAGCACAACTATGATGAACCATATCATAGAATTCCTTTCAGCAGTTCATCGTATTGTCGTGCAACGCTTTCAAATCCATAAGGCTCGCGGACAGCCATGGCCAGTTCTTGGGCCCAACTTGTGGGAACTGACGGTGATGATCTGAATTTGATGAATCGTTTTTTAGCGTCTTCTTCAGAAGGATTTGCCCACCGCGAGCCTTGCATGAAAATTTTTCCATCAATCCTCGAGGGATGCACATCAGCTAGCTGGTAATAGACGCTGACGTACTTTCCATGTTTCAAAAAATCCAAGTGACCAGACCAACCCGTCGCAATGATGGGCAACCCTGAGGCTGCTGCTTCAAGAATTGGAAGACCGAAACCCTCGCCTCGTGTCAGTGAAACCAGCGCTTTGATCTGTGGGTGTCGGTACAAGGAAGCGATCTCCATGTCATTCATATCACCGTGCAAAAAATGAACCCGTGGATATGGACCCTTGCGACATTCATTTAGTACACCCAGCAACATTCCTTTGACTACGTTGCGATCGATCTTGGTATTACGACCCATGTTAGTCTTGATGACAATCCCTACGTCTTTATCATCTTTGAACGTTTCACAGAGCCACTTCAGTGTGAAAAATATGTTCTTCCTGTCATTGTGTGGGTTGTTTCCTGTCAATTGACCAAAGACCAAAAAATTAAATGGCGTTGAAAATTCAGGCAACGTGGGCAATTTTTCAGTCGGAAGTTGAATTGCATCAATGTAAGCCTCAGGCACTACGTGCACAGGTACGGTGATAGTCCCAGTAGCCTCGAGTGAGGCTGCGACATGGGAAGATGGAACGATGACTTGTGACATTGAATTACATGCCGTGATCCAGTCAGGATTGCATCTGTTTGTTTCGACACCAGCTGTCATGCCCACGTTGTGTGTTGCAATCTTAGGATCCCATTCATTAGGCAATTGCAGTTGAAATGACACATCAGCTCGTGCCGAACCGTCGACGGTTCTTTTTGTGATCTCACCGATCAAACCGTCATGTGAATCAGCGTTCAAGATCCAAGGTGTATCACCCCAGGGCAACACGTGAAACTTGACATCGAGACCCGGCCGAGCTAGCAACCAACGAGCTACTTGACGACAATGAACTCCATAACCAGACTGAGTCAAGGCAGGTCCCCTGAGAATTACAGTTTTCATCTCACAGTTCCTCGTTGGACCAACGTTGGTGTCGGCCTTGCCAATTTTCAATGCACTCTGTCAGTGTTTCATCCCACTTGTTGACTGTGTTCTGCAGGTCGTAATCCTTGTGGGCGTGCGCCATTGCTTTGGCACCCAGTTCAGCGCGGGCCTCAGGACCCATTTCGTACATTTTCATGAATGCTTTGGCGACCGTCTCATGAGAGACAAAATCCTCAAAAATGTACGGTACCAACTGGTTACCCACTAGACACTTCACTTCGGGTTCCATGGCAATACCATACTGCTCCTTTGTCTCTGGGTCCTCAACTTGCCTCGTTAGACCGCCCGTTTTCAGAGCAATGATCGGCTTGCCACACATCATGGCCTCAAGGGTTCCTAGTCCGAAACCCTCATTACAGTTTGAAACTGTAACGTTTTCAACCATGTATGTGTGGTCTTCATCGACCGTAAGGTCATAAACAACATCTTCAGCATTTGATTCATGAATTCCGTTAATACGACTGATGATGTTACCATTTATGTTCCACGAACGGCAGCTGCCATTGCCAGCCTGATTTCCAACGCGGTCTCTCCATTCAATAGTCCAGATTCGTCCCGCCTTGTTATAGCCGTGAGCGTTGCTGCTTTCGTATACGTTCGGAACGTATCCCAAATCTACCAGAATGTGGCGCAAGCCAAATGCAATTGAATTTGAGATCGTTCTAATTCGATGGGTGAAGTGACCGTACTGTGGGTGTTTCAACGTACAACCATCACCAGCAAGGTACCCAGCAAGATACGCACGTTTCAATTCATCATTTGCATGCAAGATGCATTCTGGGACATGTTTGCCAGTTGAGTATTTACCACACAAAGACATGAACATTCTAGCCATGACTGCACCGTTGCGCATGCAAACTTCAACATGTGATTTTCTTTCATTGATAGTGCAATCCATTCCAAACCCATTCTTGACTGCCTCGATGTATTTTTCTACACGATCAGGATGTTTCTTGTCAAAAGAAATCGAGGTTGAATGTGTTGTTCCGTCAGCTGTCCAATTTCCCAGTACGTATGCAACGTCTTGTGTCAAACTAAGTTCAGCGGGACCATGGTCATATCGCATCATGATACGAGAAATGATTCTGTTGTCGTTTTTCTCGTAGGTTGGTACCGACTTGTGACCCGCTCTGAGATACGTGTCATCTTTCACAAGTTCCCAAGGGGTGATTGTGATATCTGAAAGTTTCAGTTTTGGTCCTTCGTATGAACTGACGAGGTAGTCACCTTCCATAAGCTCTGACGCTGGTGTCAATCTTGCATAGTCGAGTGACGTCTGACCATGAACGTTGAAAAAGAAATTAGCCGGCAGATCGCGGCGTTTGATCGCTAGCAACTTATGATCATCTGTACATCGAACTGGATTCGAATTTGTGATTTTCAATTGGATCATGCGCTTCGAGCGACCGTCATTCCTAATCAAATCGATGACAGGCTTCCAGCGCCGCTTGTGCGTCAACACCTGATCACCTATAGCAACTTCCTCAATAGGAACGTAGCCACGATCTTTCACCACGACTCGAGTGCCAGCTGCAAAACAACTTCTATTGACAACAACATCGACCATGTTGTAGATGCCAACCATCTCCGGAAAGCCCACTCTGTCTTTTGAAAAAACAACACTATCTTTGATCTGCAACACATCGATCACGTGGTGCAAGTTAGCGCCCTCTGGATCTAGAGGATCTGCATGCATGATGAATGTTGCCTTGGCGTGCCCGTGTTTGGCCTTCAGTTCTTCTAGGAACATGCGCCATGAGACCAAAATGTCGCTCGGCATCTTACGGCGGGCGTTCCGCGAGACAAACAAGACCATGAAGTGATCAGCCCGCTCAGGGCCCAACAAGCTGCGCTTGAAGCGTGCTATGTCGGCAGCCGGCAGGGGCTTGAACAGTTCCTTGGGCACCCCATGAGGCACGTAGTGCGTCTTATCAGGAAACCTCTTGTGAACCATCTCATAGGTGGGCCAGTTGATGCAGTTGATCAAGTCGGTAGAATCATACAACACGCGATTGAATTCAGGCCACGGAGGATTGTCCCACAGGTGATTATACGTGATGGGACAGACCTGGTGAATCTCGTCTTCCATCTCCCAGGCCCAC